TCTGTGTTTAATTCAATGATATAGGCGTGCTTGCTTTTTTATTTTTTAGAGTTTCAGCATTTTTCAAAATGTCTATTGCTTGACAAATTTGTATAATATTGAACTCGTAATTGCTTATGTCGTTCATTGCAAATTCAATATCGCACAACATTTCAGGTTCATCAAATGCTTTTTGAGCTTCGACAATTCTTTGGTTTAATTCAGTTATTTTATTCTGTAAGAGATTAATTGCTATTTGCATAATTTCGTGATTTAAAAAATAAAAAAGGGCTTGTTAATAATTCAAAGTTCAAGCGTGTTTACGGCAACGCTTCATAGCCTAAACCGTTATGCGTCAGCTAAGAAGACCATTCACATTTAGCATAAACATCATTCCCTATTGGAATTAAAATTATCCCAGAATAATAGTCCTCAATTGCAGCACTTCCTTTCTGCACGAAATAAATGTGGTCAAAACTAAATTCTTCGACTTTTTGTTTTTCAAATTCATTAGGGTCAATATCTCCATAATGTATAGTTCCAACAATTCCGTAATAACTACAATCTTCTTTTAAGTATTCAATAATTTCGTCAATTTGCTCTTGTATATTCATTTTAATTAGGTTTATTGATAAAGCCGAACGCATAACACTGTATAAAAAACAGCTTTTAGTCCGTGCTTAATCGGTGGTTATTGTTTGTTTTTAACCAACCCGCATTCGTGAGGGTTGGTTGCTTATTTGCAAGCCGTTTCTTATACTCAACGTTATGCACAAGCACTACATTGTCTGTACAGGAGAAACACATCTACCATCATCAGATAGTAAGTATTGTGTGTTTTTAAGGAAGTCCGTTAATTCTTCAATGTTCTTATACTCTTTTAATTCTTCGTAATCCCAAAACTCGCTTACACTTCCGCTACCATCACTCATTACAGTTATAGCAATAGATATATTGTTTCTCTTTTCAAAGTTTTTTACTAATTCTAATAGTGTTTTCATAATATTTTCGTTTTTAAATCCGTTCGTTTCTTATACCCGATCCGTTGACAAGCATAAGCTCAATGCAAATATACAAAATAAATAACTATAAACGTTTATAGTTTAAAATTAATTTATATATTTGAACCGTTAATAACTTAGTGCAAGTTAATCATGTCCTATATAAGCGATTGATTATATTTAAGGTTTAAACATTTAACCTTTAAATATACCAATTATGAAAAAAATTATCTTGGGAATCCTTCTTATCGGATTTACTTTTTCTTTAATTTCCTAACGGCTTTTTTGATTTTGATAATTTATTAAATCCTATTATAATATTCTTTTCTTGTTTTATTAGAAGTTACTTCAGTAATTACCATAACATTATTATCAAATGTTATTTTTTGGCTCTTTACGCTTTCCGTTCCGTCTATTTCTCTACTTGAAAAAACATAGTTTCCGTTACCGTTGTTAGACCATTTGAAAGATTCAATGTTTCCAGATTCAAGTTCGCAGTTATCGTTTATATCTTCTACATAACTAACAAGTACAATATCGTTATCTGCTTCAAAAGTGTAAGAGGACATTAGATCGCATTCCGTTGCGCTTATTACGTCAACAGTTCCATCATTAAAAGTATCTACCACATCGCCAAATTGCCACGATCCAAGTATAGGTTCTGAATTACTTTGTGTTCGTTCGTTGTTTTCGTCTTTACTGCAAGAGATTGTCAATGCAATCAATAGTAATAGGCTAAGTTTTTTCATTTTTCCTGTGTTTCTAAAAATCTACGTTTATAATATTCGGCTTCAAATTTTGCTTTTATTAGCGGTTCTTCTTTTAATTCATTCCAGTTTTCCTCAACAAGGAAAGCTAATCTTTTTAAGTTGATACTTTATTCTTTCTGGTTCGGAAAGTTAGTATGGCCATCTAATTTTTCTTTTATAATTTTTATCTGTGCAATGCTTAATGTTTGATTCCTTAATGCTTTCGAAAAGCCAACATCTGAATACCCTATTATATGGCCTAAGTCTTTATATGATAGCCTTTTGCTTACCTTAGTATCATTAAGCCACTTATAGGCCACCTTAAGATCATTTTCTTTTAGCATAAATCAAAGTTAATAATTAAAACAAGTCTGTTAACAGGCATTTATTATTTATATTCATTATAAACAACTAACTTAACTAACATTATTTCACTTTTTAGTTAGTTTTTGTTTGGTAAGTTAGAAAAGTTAGTTATCTTTGTTTTGTACAATACAACACGACAAAGTTATGAAAACAATATCAAACACAGAGTTTAAATTTTTCCTTCACGTATGCACCGTTGATTATGATGTTTACAACAATGAAACCGACGTTGCAATACTTAAAGACGACGAGCTTAACACAATAGCACGGTTGGATTTCAAAACAGATAATCTTTCGCTTGAAACGCCACGCTTCTACATAGACGAGGACACAGAAATAATACCGACCGAAGAACAACTTGACCTAATGTACAAAATGCTTTACAGCGAAGCAAAAGGACTTAGCGAGGACAAACAAGAATTTATAACCAACGGTGAGGAAACTCCTTACTGCTATCTAACGGCTTAATAAATATTTATATGAAACTAAACGTAAAAAATTTCACAGGTAATGTAAACCTAAACTTTAGAATAAGACCAGAAACCGACAAGGATTCATTCACTTTATTTTATGAGGTAAGACTTGATGAATCTTGGAATTGTGTAAACGCAGTATCTGCATATTTTGATCACTTCAAAAATGAAAAGGAATGCCGTAAAGACGTGATAGAAAGAGCAGAAAAAAGATACGGTTTAGAACTTATAAAAAAAGAACAATTACTTCAAACAGCCTAACAATGGAAGCAAAAAGAACAAAACTACAAAAAGAGCTGAAAGATGCCTTTAAAAATGCGCCAGACGTAGTAAAGCGTGAAGCCATAAAAATCTTCGGACATAGTGATGCATATTTCAGAGCGTTAATAAATGGCAGAAAAGAAGATAGTATTGATAAAGTATTGATGGCAATTCAGTCAATGAAGCAAGCGTACAAAAATACAGCTAAAGATTACAATGAAACTTTCCACAAATCACAAAACAAGATTATGGATATGCAAGTAGAATTTGAACTCTTGGCAGAATGTGAAAAACAAGCGGTATGAAAGTAGAAGATTTTGCAACCGATAACGGAACGGTAGTAATAACGTAAAGAGCAAAAAAACATTTTCAAAGATATGCGATGCGCCAAAGAATAAGATCGTAAAACTAAAGCACAACACCTATTCTATAAAATCAATAGAAGCAGAAATAAACAGACTTAACGCTAATTAATTATGAGAAATAATGGAAATCACAGAACTAACACCATACCAGATAATACTTGCAATAGTATTGGCTTTCGGGAATTTGGTAGCAACGATCATAACCTTAAAGCTACTGTTCAAAAAGAAATAGAGTTTAACCGATTGATAGCAGACCAAATAAACTCTATAAAAAGGGTATAAAAAAACGCCTACGGTAATAGGCGTTGATAAACAGAAACAATTTAAAGCACAAAGATATGGAATTATTTAAAAAATTAACAAAAGTAAAATCGGAGATAGGCAAGATTTCTAAAGATAGTACAAACCCTTTTTTTAAATCCAAGTACTTCGATGTTAATTCTCTTTTAGAACACGTCGAACCGTTATTGGCAAAGAATGATTTATTGTTATTACAGCCTATCATAGATGGAAAGGTTATAACTGAAATAATCGATGCAGATACAGGCGAAAAAGTTTCTTCTGAATTGATACTTGGAGTATTTACAGACCCTCAAAAAATGGGTAGTGCTATAACGTATTATAGAAGATACACTTTACAGTCACTTTTAGGTTTGCAAGCTGAAGATGACGATGCAAATAAAGCAAGCAAGCCAACTCCTTTAAACGTAAAGGTTATACAGGGAAGGGTTGCAGCTTGCACGGACTTGAAGCAATTATCAGCATTATATAATTCCGACATAAGAATTAAGACCAATCAAGACTTAATCGATATAATCAAAGAAAAAAATAGAGAATTAACCGAAAACGCAGCATAATGATAGCCCTCATCGATTTTGACAGCATCCTTTACGAAAGTGTTTATAAGATTGTTTCAATATCACAAATGCGTGAAGCAATAACAAAGCACGGAAAAGAAGGTGCTAAACAATGGATTTTAGAAGAAGTCTATAATGAAGGAATTAACAGAGCCGAAAACCAGCTTTTGAAGATGCAGAATTATCTTAATGATATTTTCTTCGAGGACATTACAGCTTATGAATTGTTTATTACTACGTGTGAAAACTCATTTAGAAAATCAATATCCACTTCTTATAAATCCAATAGAAAGCGAAACAAATATGTATGGTTACTTAGGGAACATTACAGGTACAATGGCGGTTTAAACCATAGGGAACTTGAAGCAGACGACCTTATTGCAAGCAGAGCAAAAGAAATAGGAATAGGTAAATATATAATCGTTTCTATTGACAAAGACCTAAAACAGATTGGCGGTTATTTCTGGAGTTACTACAAAATAAAGTCAAGGGATATGCAAGGTAATTTAATACCTAACGAGTTCGGTTTTTACGAGCGTGAGTACAAGCAAAAAGAAGTTGTTTTTATTTCTGCAAAAGAAGCTGAGTTTTTATTCTGGAAACAGATGCTAATGGGAGATGCAAGCGATAATATCAAAGGGTTGCACCGAGTAGGGGAAAAGACAGCAGAAAAGATATTAAAAGACTTTACAAATCCATTTATAAGGGTTGCAAGGGAATACATAAAGCGAGAGCAAAAACAAGATTTCAAAATTAATTATCAACTTTTAAAATTAGTATCGTAATGCAATTAAACGGAACAATCAAATTAATCGGAAACACAGAGGAAGTAGGTAATAATGGCTTCACAAAACGTCAAACGGTTATTACAACAAAGGAACAATACCCGCAAGATATAGCAGTAGATTTTGTGAAAGAGAAAACATCTTTACTTGATAATTTTTCAATAGGTCAAGAAGTGAATGTTTCAATTAACCTAAGAGGTAATGAGTACAAAGGTAAATACTACGTAAACATTCAAGGTTGGAAAATAGAAGCGGTGCAAGGGCAAGGTAACACGAATCAACCATTTGAGCCAGCAACTAACTTAAATGAAGAAGACCACGACGATCTTCCGTTCTAATATGAACAAACCTACTTACAGCGATAGTTTTGGAAACCGTTGGACTACTTCACAGATAGACCGAAATTCAAACAACACGGCAAAAGAACTATTGCAAGAACAACAATGGGAACACGGTTACAATTTCTGTACAAAGTGTTTAAGGAATGACTGCGTTCCTATTGATGTTTCACATACCGTTAGCCGTAAAGAAGCAAAAGAGAACGGATGCGTAGAAATACTCTGGATGAAAGATAACCAAGAGATTTTAGGGCGTAACTGCCACCAAATAAAGGACAAACTAAATATACAAAATGGTTATTAAAGTACTTATAAAGCCGTTGTCGGTAAATCAAGCTTGGCAAGGAAAAAGGTTCAAAACTAAGTCTTACAAAGCATTTGAAAAAGAAATAATTCTGAAGATGCCAAAAGCAAAGATTGAATTTAAAAAGCCTTTGAAAGTAAACATAACATTCGGGTTTAGCAATTCGCTTTCGGACATAGACAACCCTTTAAAACCAACGCTGGATTGTTTGCAAAAAAAATACGGTTTCAACGATAGGGATATTTACGAACTGAATGTAAAAAAAGAAATAACCAAAATAGGGAATGAATTTATTTCCGTTCAAATTTTATAGTTATGACACATCAAACAGAATTACCAAACGATAGACCAGGTTTCCATAATTGGCTTTTGTATATAAAAAATAAGTATTACCACATAGCCGATGCCGTTATACTAAACCAAAAAAAATAAAGATATGAGTTTAGGGATTCCATATATGGGAAGCAAAAGAAAGCTTGCAGGATTAATTGTTTCTGAAATAGTAAATAGGCATCCAGAAGCAACAATGTTATTTGATTTATTTGGAGGAGGTGGTGCAATTTCTTTCGAGGCATTAAAATATAAAAACTTGCAAGTTCATTATAACGAACTTAACCCTTCTATTTTTTCACTTATCAAATATTTAAGGGATACAGATGTAATGGATGATAGGTTTTATGATTGGGTAAGCCGAGAAGAGTTTTTTAAGCAGCTGGAGCTAAAAGATTGGTATTCTGGTTATGTAATGAGCTGCTGGAGTTTTGGTAATAAACAAAATACTTATTTATACGGAAGGGATATTGAAGAAAATAAAAGGCTTGCTCACGAAATAGTAGTTAATAGATGCAATGATAGTGCAGAAAAATTAGGTTTTAAAGAGTTTGGTCTTTTTACCATTGAAAATATTCAAGACAGGAGAACCGATGTACGCTCGTTACTTTGAGAAACAATACCCACAACACGAGGGATTTTTCAGAAAGAGAAAGACAACAAGAACGGTTTAAAAAATTAGGTTATGAGTGTTTTATTTATTATTTTTGCTTTAGCGAAAAACATTTTATTAGGACTGTATAATACAGTTTACATATCATATTACACCATACTAAAAATTGGGTGTAGTCTTATTCCTTTTCTTCTGAACACAGTTCTAAAGATGTTTTTCGCGAAACAAGGATCGGCTATGCCCTCTTTGTTTTTAACTCAATTTAAAACATTTTAGTTATGGCAAAGGAACTACCATATTTTCAATTTGAACCAGCTGAATATTTAACTAAAGATATTTCTTTTTGCTCATTAGCGGCACAAGGTTTATTCATAAATATATGCTCTTATTATTGGCAAAGGAAATGCAAATTGACAAAAGACCAATTACTTAGAAGATTGAATAATATTAAGGAATTTGACGAACTTATTGATGAAGGAGTAATTGACTTAGAAAGTGATGGAAGCACGATAAAAGTTAAGTTTTTAGACGTTCAATATGAAAATGCTACAAAGACAAGTAAAGTCAATAGTATCAACGGTTCAAAAGGTGGTAGACCAAAGAAGAAAAAGCCAAATAAAACCGAAACAAAAGCCAACTTAAACCCAAACCAAAGCGAAACGAAAGGCATAAGAGAAGATAAGATAAAAGAAGATAAGAAAAACAACAAAGGGAAAATTGATGTTGATGCCATTGAAAGCGATTTTTTAAACCTCCTAGAAGCTAAAAATCTTATTTCAGATAAATCGCATCAAATGTGGCGGGAAAGTTTCTATATGAAATACAAACTACAGGAAGGCGCATTATCTAAAATCCTAGACAATTTCATTATCGATCTAAACCTTAAGAATGATAAAGACAAACCTAAAAACCTAAAAGACTTTAAAAACCATTTTATCAATTGGTCTAACGTTCAAGAGCGTTTTGAAAAGTTCACGGAATACAAAAAGAACAAATCCAGATTATACGGTGCCTTATGAAATTAGATGCAAATAAAATACTAAAAAAAGACACCGAAGGCTTACAGGACTTTTCTGCAATGGAAAAAGAAAGTTTTGTTGATGTTAGTTTGGTTATGGAAAGGCAGCCAATAGCGTTAAGTTTCGGTACTTACGACTATAAAGGCAATTCATATCCCGTGCCATTTGGATCTTATGGAGATTTCAGTTGCATAGTTGGTGCAAGCAAGTCTATGAAAACCTTTTTAAAATCGGCATTAATAGCTGGATATATCGGAGGTCAAGCACAAAATTACTTTCCAGATGCAAAAGGACACGGAACAGAAGGAAAGTTAATACTTGACATTGATACCGAACAATCATTATTCCATACGCAAAAAGTGGCTAGGCGTGTTTGTGAAATGGTCGGAAGCAATTATGATCTGTACAGACCTTATGCGCTTAGGGATAAAGATGCTAAAACAAGGTTCCAATTTTTGGAATGGCTAATAATGGAAAGTGATTATAAAAACGATATTGGACTTGTTACAGTGGATGGTTCTGCGGATTTGCTCGAAAACGTAAACGACCTAGAAACATCAAACGCTATTGTACAAGGTTTTATGAAATGGACTAAACTAGCCAATTGCCATTTAATAACTGTTCTACACCGTAATCACGGAAGTATGAAACCAACAGGGCATTTAGGTTCTGCAATACTAAAGAAAGCTGAAACGGTGGCATTTGTAGAGCGAAAGGATAATGCGGTAAGCGTAACGCCAGAATACACTAGGAACTTCCCCTTTAAAGAATTTTCTTTTAGACTTAACAATAATTTCTTGCCAGAACAAGACGAAACATTTTTTTGATATGAATACTAGACAAGCAATAAACAGAATAGGCTGGAGGTTTGGAGGTAACGAAAACAAATATCCTTTTCCTGTAAACGAGCAGGACATCGAAGCCTTTAATCAAATTTCAGATGAATTTGAAGCAAAACAAAAGCAACAATTCTCAAATAATGAGGCATTCGCAAAGCTTTACATTTTGGTCTATGCAAAAATGATCGAGCATTATAAAACTTCGGTATTCGATCACGAACCACGAAAGGCAGTAATAAAATTACTTGAAAGACCATTGCCAGAAATAATCGAAGATGTACGCCGGAGATTAAATGATAGTGAAAGGTATTCGCTTATAGAATCGATACAAGGTAAAATAAAGCACCCTGTTACAGTTTCGGACAATGAAAGGCAAAAGAACACCGAAAAAATAAAAGAAGCTCTTAAAAGCGATGAAAACGTAAATATTTTAATTAACGATGTATGGGATTTTGAAACGGTAAGCGATTGCCTTATTTCTGAAGTAAACCACGCAATTAATATACTGAACCAATGAAAACAGATCTTCAATTATTTTACGAACTTTTCTGCCACAAACTAAGCTTTGATATTGCTGGCAGAAACAGAACAAAACCTTTTCCATATTACAGATATATTTTCTTTTATCACGCCAAGAAAAAAACAGGATCATCTTTAGCAAGTATCGGTAGGGTTTGCGGAAATAGAGATCACGCAACGGTGTTGCACGGATTAAGAAAATATGACGATTTAGAAAAAGATACCGATTTTAGAATCGCAAAACTTTATATCGAAGAAAAAGTATTTGGCATTAACAACGATGGCGAAAAAATAGAGTTGGAAAAAATAAAAATTCTGGAAGCAGAAAACAAAAAACTAATCCAGCAATTTGAAGAAAGTAAAGAAATACTAAAACTAAAAGGATTGATTTCAGAAGTAGCAGATATGTTTTCAACACTACCAGAAGAAGCCTTTAAAGAAGCAATAGACACCCGTTTAAAACCCTTTGTAAAGATGTACCAGAGCAGAGTAACCTATCAATCAAAGAAAGCGGGATAACAATTTAAATCAAAGATTGAAAATAGTATTTTTTGCCATTTACTTCATATTCAAATGGTTCTATACTATTAATTCTATCGTTAAGCCAACGACAAGAACGGCTATCTGGTTCTAAGTTTCTGAATTGGTTGCAGAAATCCTTAAAATTAGTATCAAACGCCACTACTTTGTTATCGTGTACGCAGGTAAACAGTTTTTTTATTCTATCGTTCATAAAGCAAATATAAGAAATATTACAATATAAGTGCAAATAATGTAAATAATGTTTGGTATTAACAATATAAGTGCTTATATTTGTATCAGTAATAACAACTAAAGCAAAATATTATGAAAAATTTAGCAACATTATTAGTAGAAGTAAGAGAAGCGAATAAAAATATGGCAAAGTTCATTAGAACTGGAAACGATAAAGCGGCTTTTATGTGGGCTGAAAAAGTAGAAGAGTTAGAAAATCAAATACAATTGGTTTGATCGTATATCTTAAAAGCGGTTTGGTTGATAAATTAGACCGCATAGATTTCTTCAATAATAAAATACTTGTGTTTACTGAAGATAAAAAAATGCGCATCAACCACTACAACGAAGAAGAAGTTTTTAAAATAACTTATAAAGACAAAGAAATATACCCTTTTAAAAAATAACCCTATGCAATACGACCTAAACAAAATAACAGAAGTAACCTCATTATGTTGGGGCCATCAAGATTACTATTTGGAATCCGCTATCTATGATGGAAAGGAACTAAACCAAGATGAACTTGAAGAACTTGAAAGCCAAAACAATGAGTTTGCCTATGAAACATTTATAGGTCTTTGGGATAGTAAGATTGAAGTAAACAGAAAATAAAACTATGGAAAATATAAAATTTAGATTTTGGGATAAGGACTTAAAAAAAATGCTTTACAGAAAGCCAGCTTATAATGACTTCACCCATAAAAGTATAATTCCGCTTCAATTTACAGGCTTCCAAGATAAAAACGGAGTAGATATTTACAACGGGGATATTATAAGCGATTGGAATATCATAGACGGCAAAAAGCAACAATCAAAATTGCAAGTTTTCTGGAACGAATTTACAGGAAGCTGGCATTTAGACCAAAGCTACAAACAAGATAAAATGCATTCAACTGAATTATGGCTTGAATTGAATGATTTCAAATACAAAATAACAGGAAATATTTACGAGCAAAAAAACTAAAAAAGCGCACCCAGTCAATCCGCTAAGATAAAAAAGGATGCGCCATTAATAAAAAATAATTATGACAAAAATACTAATACTAATGCTATTCACAACAATAACATTTGCACAGGACAATGTAACTTTAAACATTAGCCAAGATGCTAGATTGTTATTCGTAGGAGACAACAAAGGAAACAAAGCACCAACAATGGATTTATCAATCCGAAGCGAATGGCAAGGCAAGCAATTTAATGGGTATTATTTCTTCATTGCACCCGAATTTGAATACGCACAACTTGCTGAAGATTATTATCGATATTCTGCCAATATAGGCTGGACTTTTAACCAATGGATAGAAAACTTTTCATTCACAGCTTCGGTTGGATACGGAGTTATTAAACACGATTTTGGCACTACAAGTTTTGGAAATAACTTTCAAATCTCCTACAAAGCAAACAAAATAATTGAGTTTTTTATTGACTTGGAAACCAACGAAAGAAGGGATTTATTGATATATGAAAGCACCGATATAATATTTGGAACTGCCTTTAAAACAAGCGGGAAAATTGGTGTTAAGTTTTATTTGAGGTGAAGTTAATTTTGTGTTGTAGTGGCGAAGCGAACGTTTTAATGCACCACAACGATGCGGGGATATGTTTTGATGCGTGTAGCGGTCTATTTTGGCAAAAATAGAATGTAGCTACGTAAGCAGCAAATTTTTAAAAAAGGCGTCAATGCCCTAAGCATTGAAATATATCCACTGTTGTCGAACGTCACCCACATACATAGGGAAACTAAACGGTAAGATTAAATACTAAACTAAGCAAATATGAACCACGCATCTTTATTTTCTGGAATAGGCGGACCCGATTTAGCAGCCGAATGGATTGGATGGGAAAATATATTCCATTGCGAATGGAACGAATTTGGAAAGCAAATATTAAAATACTATTGGCCTAATGCAATAAGCTATGATGACATCACAAAAACAGATTTCACTATTCACAGAGGAGCAATCGACATCCTTACAGGCGGATTCCCTTGCCAACCATACAGCGTTGCAGGAAAACAAAAAGGAAAAGAAGATGAACGCCATCTATGGCCAGAAATGCTTAGAGCAGTTAGAGAGATTGCCCCAAGCTACGTCGTGGGCGAAAACGTTGGCGGCCTTGTTAGTTGGAATGGAGGGATGGTATTCGACGAGGTGCAAGCTGAGCTGGAAAATGAAGGGTACGAAGTATTCCCGGTTATACTTCCAGCTGCAAGTATCAACGCTCCCCACAAAAGGGATCGTGTCTTCTTTATTGCCTACAATAACAACAGAAACAGGCAGAAAGTCAGATTTCAAGCAAGGCGGAAAAAGTATGTTTACCAGACTTCGGGAAGAACAGATGCTTCCTTCGCCAGTTGCGAGCGATGCGACAACGGGAGCGATAATTGGAAAGAACGACAAATTTGTAATGACGAAAACGGGAATGCCAAGGAAGATAAACCAGAAGGGAACGGATGGGAGTGTAGGACTTGCAAGATTGGGAAAGCTGGGAATGCTTCCAACACCGAAAGCAAGGGAAGCGGCAGATTGTCCAAGCGAGAGGCGAAGGAATCAACCATCAATGGAAAGTCTGGCTGCAATGGGAATGTTACCGACTCCATTAGCTTCGGACAACGGAGACAAAGTAACGGGATTGGAAAAGCAAGACAGCCTTACCAAAAGAGCAAGGTCGATGACTGGCAAAACTTCCCAACTCAATCCCCGATTTGTGATGGAGATGATGGGCTTTCCGCCAGATTGGACGGAATTACCTTTCCTAAATGGCGAAAAGAAAGTATAAAGGCAGGCGGAAACGCCATTGTACCACAAGTAATGTTTCAAATTTTTAAAGCAATTGACCAACATAATAAATCCCAAATCAGTGAGTATGCGAACTGAAGTCGCCTTTTTTAAAAAAATATCCCCGCATCGTTGTCGCACATTAGGGAAATGGGTAAAACGGACTGAAAGGAGTTTTGTTTACCGTATGTGAAGCGGGACACTCCTCAATAGCGAGGTACGAGCGTTAAGTTGAGGTGTGTATCGCTGAGGTTATGTGCGACAACGAAAAATATATGAAACGTAGCCTTGATAAACCTGATGTTAGAATTAAGAAACTACCCTTTTTATTTTAATTTTTTTGTGGTGGCTTTTATTTATTTTATCCACAAATTAGGATAACCTAATATTTATCCTTATATTTGGATATAATTAAAAATATAGGAACTATGGCAACTTCAAAAATAACAATCGACACAGTAAATTACTTAGGTCATTCGGACGATAGAAACTTCAATGCAAAAGTGCTTTACAAAAAACACGGAAAACTACATTTAGCTCACGTGGATATTGACTTCTTTAACAAAAGAGTTTATATACCTAAACAGGCAAAAGAATGTAAAGTATTATCTGGATTTGAACTTGCTATAAACAAACACAATGGATTTTAATATGATACCAGAGATAAAAAAAATATGGGAAACAGCACTACATTTGGGTTTTAGATTTAATGAATCTGATGCTCACGAAATGTGGATAGCTATAAGAGATTCAATTCCTGTTATGACTACTCATTTACAAAAATTTAATGTGTGCAGTGACTGTCATTCTTTAGGAATTACTTACACTGATTGTTCTTGTTCTAACGGAAATTATAGTACAATAGAATTAGAATTTGAAGTATGTAATTGCTGTAATAATGTTATAGAAGATGGTAGTCCAGCTGATACTAAGTTCAATGAAAAACAAATAAAAAGAAGTTATGATAGAATGGCTACAAAAAAATAAACAGTTTTTAAGCATTAGAGCAATAGAGCAACATCTTGAAATGCCTGATAGTACTTTAATAAAAGCTGTTAATGGCTCACAGAATTTACCTAAGAAATACGAAGAACGTTTGAGTAAGTTCCTAATGGTTTTGCAAAAACCACAGAGCGCAAAGGCAAAAAATTGAAATAAAAAGCAAACAGACACGAACCATAGGATTAAACACAAGCCTAAAGCTATGTTTTATATATGGTGTTGTAGTGGCGAAGCGAACGTTTTAATGCACTACAACGAATGGGGGATATGTTCGGTTGCGTGTGGTGGCTGTCTCATTTTCGAGACAGAGGTAACCACGTAAGAAACCGATTTTTTAAAAGGGCGCGATTGCCCAAGCAATCGAATATATCCAAAGTTGCCTAGCGTTACCGATAAGCGATGTCTTTTGAGAAACGTTAAAGTTCAAGGATTATTGAAACTTTAACACTTTTTGTATTGTTTATTTCAAGAATCCTTGTATATTTGAATATCGAAAGCAACGAAGCTTAGGTATCAAGACTTATAAATTATGACAACTGTAATTCATAGAAAATTCGGAAAAGGGAATATAACTTCTCAAGATTCAAAAAATATCACTGTACAATTTGATAAAAAAGAACTTACATTTTTAAAAGTATTTTGCGGACTTAAACTTGAAGATGGAACTGATATAAAAGGAGAATATACGGAATATGAATTAAAAGGAGATCCAAATTTTGTGCCTAAAAAGAGAAAAAAATGGTATGAAGTTGCAGAAGATATAGCCGACAAAAGAGGACTTTTCTTTGACTCAAAAAGCGGAAATATGCATAAATTATAACAATAACAACAAATTAAATATTATGAAGACTAAAAAAACATTTATCGTAGAAGTAGAAAAAGCATTAGACTGGAATGAAGGTTATTTAAACTGGGACAACAAAGTAGTTGAAGATATTAATGACGCTCAACAATTTGATAATGAAGAAGAAGCTGAAGATGCAGCAAGTATGTTTAACATCGAATACGGCAGAAAAGGTAGGATTTATGCAAGAGTGCAGTAATATGGAAGATTTAATAAACTGGGTAGAATTAAGCAGGTATTTAGCGGGAAACGAAAGTAGCGTTTCCCGTACCCGTTGCCCTAAAAAGTATCAGGATAAAGTTGATAGTTTAATTGATCATTTAAAAGCTTGGGAAAAGAATATCGCTGAAGTATGAAGCGAAACGCCCTTTTAAAAAAAGTATCCCCCATTCGTTGCCAAGCATTAGGTTTGAGGGCAAAACGGACGTTAGGAGTTTTTCAAACCGTATCCGATGACAATGGGCAGTTACGCCAATGAGAGTAACGAAATCGGAACTGTCCATTGTTGAGGTTATGCTTGGCAACTCACCGATAACACCACCTTTTTAATAATTTATTTTGGTTTATCAATTTAACCACCTTTAGCGAGGTGGTTTTTTATTGCTGAACGTTAATAACTTCCAATCATTATTCTTAATAAGATTAAATAAAAATAGTAGCTTTACATAAATTCCCTTCCCTTTGACGAAGGAACAAACAAAATAAATACAGCGATATTCGATACCGTTAAGTTATAGCACGTTTATAGCAATAATTATAATTAGCTTTCAAATTAGCGAGGGGATTTTAAATTTAAAGCAATGCTAAGATTTTATTATAACTGCATAACTGGAATGGAGTATTTTTACGAGCCAATAAAAAGGAAAAAAAATACTTCTAAATATCATAATTAAGAAGCAATAATGAAAGAACCAAAATGCAACTGTTGGCTAGACAATCCTTACTGCCAATGCAAACAAGAAGATAAGGAGTAATGAAAGACACCTTAGTTAAAATAGAAGTAAACCTATCTACTATAACAAAGGGAAATGCCGACCTATTACTTTGCGAGGCACTAGACTATCTTGAAGCAAATAACCTACTAAGTAAAGAAGCAAAAAAAGACTACAAGAAAATTACCGAAGATATTTTGAAACAAAAAGAAATACCTAAAAATGCATTCAATCTATAAAAATAAACTTGTAAAAGAATATTTCCTTAAATACGAGAGGAGCGAAGAAGATTATAAAAAGGTTGGGGATGATTATCTAATTGCGTTATCAAATAGTTTTTCTTTTGCACGATATAAGCTATCCGATGCAGTAAAACAATTCGTTGAATCAGTTAACCTAATGAAGAAAGCCGATAAGTTAAAACAGCTTAACGCTCTAATAGGCAAAAGCAAATATCATAAGTAATGGCAAAGAACGGAAACATACATCCTACACGCATTTTCCAAACGCCAGACGAGTTAAAGAAAGCTTGGGAGGAATACAAGTTGGATTTGAAAGAGCAATCAAATGATTGGGTCAAGGTTCAGTATGTAGGCAAAGAAGGTGACAGGAAAACAGATGCCCAAAAATTACCTTACACTATGGAAGGCTTTGAAAGATTTTGCTATGATAACTATGGATGCGTTAATCAATATTTCGACAATAAAAAAGATTATTACAACGACTTTGTTACTATCTGTTCGCGTATAAAGCGTGAAATAAGGGAAAACCAAATAACAGGAGGTCTATTAGGCTTTTACAATCCCAGTATTACGCAGCGCCTAAACGGACTTACCGATAAAAAAGAAACTACGCACAAAGGTTTGGATTTAGGAATGGCTTTTCAGTCTAAATACGAAAAATAAGAAACCCAATAAATACAGGGCTTGAGTTACAATGGCGCACACGGTGGAGACAGAAAATATACCTACCATAACCTACTCTTTAAAGTGGTTCAACCCATTGTTTTTTATATTAGAGGATATTGTACTTAAAAGACCAAAAATAAAAAGGGTTCTAATTTACGGTGGTAAATCTTCTTCAAAAACAATATCGGTATCACAACTGTTGGCAAAGCAAGGTTTAGAACAAAGACAATCTAGCATTCTATTCAGAAAAGAAAGCGCAAGAGTTAAGACTACCATTAAAAAATCATTTGATCTAGGAATAAAGACTACACGGCTTCAAAATGGATGGGAAAAGCAAGACCGTTCTTTCAAATCTGTTAGTGGCGCTGAAGTTATTTTAACAGGGTTAGACGATGAAGATAAAGCAAAAGGAGTTGAGGGATTTAACTTTGTGTTATTTGACGAGCTAGACCAATTCGAAGAAAACGAATATGCGCAAACAAATCTATCTTTAAGGGGAGAAGGTAGAAAAGTTTTTTTTGCAACTTGGAACCCTGTAAGTAAGCTATCTTGGGTTAAAACCAAATTAGTAGATACATACCTTTGGGAAACTTCGATGTACGAACTACCAGACCCTAATTCATTTGTAAAAATAAGTAGTTGCGGAACTACGGTATTGATTAAAACATCTTATAAAGATAATTACTGGTCTGTAGGCAGTCCGTGTGGAACTTATGGATATGTAGATCATAACCTAATAGAAGATTACGAGAAACTAAGGTTAACAAATTACAATAGGTACAAAGTCAATGTACTTGGCGAATGGGGAAATGTTAATGTTGGCGGGGAGTTTTACAAAAATTTCAGAACCGAAGCGCAGGTAAAAAAGCACATCTACAATCCCGAACTTCCTTTGCATATATCGTTTGACGAAAACGTTAATCCATATCTAACACTTTCAATTTATCAAGCAGAGGGAAAGCGTTCTTGGAAGATTGGCGAGATATGTTTAGAGCATCCTTTAAACACGCTAACACACACCTTAAAGAAGTTTTACGCCACATATAAGCCTAATTCTAATACTGTATTTATTTATGGAGATAGAACGTCTTTGAAAGCAGATACAAAGTTAGAAAAAGGGCATAATTTCTTCTCTATCATTGAAGATAAACTAAAAAAATACGGTTACATAACTAAAACAAGACTGCCTAATAAGAATCCAGGCGTTGTATCAAGAGGTAATTTTATAAATGATATATTTGCAGCTAATATTTTTGGCATTGAATACACAATATCAGACAATTGCCTAAGAACTATTGACGATTACGAAAATGTAAAAGAAGATAGCGATGGAACTAAGCTAAAAAAGAAAGTACGTCATCCTGTAACTAAAGTGAGTTACGAGCAGTTCGGGCATTTAACAGACACCGACGATTATTTTATATGTGAATACTACAAAGAAGAGTTTAAAGAATATGTTTCAGAACCAGAGCCAACGGTTCACAAAACAGACCAAACCCTAGAAGAACTA